AGCCCAACCGAACCCGGTGATCCGTAAGGTTGACCCTAACGCTCCATGCCCCAGTTGTGGCCACACGGATGGATTTCTGCAGGCAGTGGAGCGCGACAAGAGGATGCTGGTGCAGCACACTTGCCGCATCTGTAAGGCCCAATGGCACGAGACTCCGGTGTTGACCGTAAGCAACGTGATCGAGACCGAAGAGAAGAAGGGGTAGCGCATGGCAACTGGCCCGCAGATGAAACCCCTCGCCGGACTGGCACGAGCCTTCACCGCAATGCGGTCAAAGCTCTACCGGGCTCCTGTGCCGGAGATTGCGGGCATCGACTCGACCCATAACTGGCCGTCCGCCCTTCAGCCGGTGCAGCCGATCGGCCCGAAAGGGTCACAGCCGCTCGCATTCAGCTACTGGCAAGGAATCAACCAGAGCATTACGCCACGGCCTGACTCCGCGCTGACGTTCGCGGACCTCCGCGAGATGGCCACATACCCCTTGGCGCGTATCTGCATCGAGAACGTCAAAGACACCATCTCTTCTCTCACCTGGTCGATCCAGCTGAAGGAAGTTCCGGGAGAAAGTCTCCGCGACCGGCGTAAGCGTCAGGAGAACGATAAGACGATCCCCAAGTTGACCGAATTCTTCTCCTACCCGGACGGAGAGACGCCGTGGTCGGAATGGATCAGGCCTCTGCTCGAAGACCTGCTGGTCATCGATGCGCCCTCTTTGCTGGTGCAGCGCAACTTCGGCGGAGATGTTGCCAAGCTCCGGGTGATCGATGGCAGCAACATCCTCCGGCTGGTTACCGACGAGGGATTCACGCCGGATGGAGACCAGTGGGCGTACACGCAGCTATGGGAGGGAATCCCGCGCGTTGCCCTGACCACGCGGCAGCTGGTTTACCGGCCGAGCAACATCGCCTTTGGCAACACCCTGACCTCCAAGCTGTACGGGACGAGTATCACTCAGCAGCTGGCGCCGGAGATTCGCATCGGTCAGGAGCGGCTCCGCTATGTGCTGGCGTTCTACGCCGAGGGTGCCGTCCCCGGCATCGTGCATGTTGTCCCCAAGGGGACATCGGTCGACACTATCCGCGAAACGATGGAGTGGATGAACTCGGAGCTTGCCGGCAATTTGTCCGCGCGGCGCCAGTGGCGCATGATTCAGGGATTCCGCGAGGCGGACGACGCCCGCGAAGATCAGATCATCCAGCTGAAAGAGCCGGTCCTTGCCGACGCCTTCGACGACCTGCACATCCGTAAGATCGCCTTCGGGTACGGCACATCGGCGCAGCGGCTGCTGAAAATGATGAACCGTGCGGCATCGGAGAGCAATCAGGACTCGGCCGAGAAGGAAGGAACAATCCCGCGGGTCAAATGGCTCAAGGGAACCGTGGACCTGATCATCCAGCGGCAGATGGGGTATCCCGGATACGAATGGGTGCCGGACCTCGACACCGAGCTAGATCCTTCCAAACAAGCCGAGGTCGATAAGGCCTATGTCGACAACGGAACCTTCACCCGCAACGAGATCAGGGACATGCGCGGTGCTGAGGCGCGCCCAGAGCCGGAAGCCAGTCAACTGATGATCACCACTCCGACGGGTGCAGTTCCCCTGGATGGCTCGACAGATCGGACCAACGCCGCGGCCGATGCTGACGTAAAGCAGAAGATTACGCCCAAGCCCGCGCCGGCGATTCCCGGCAATGAACCAGTACCAAGCTCAAAAAAAAAACTCCGGAAGTCATCTCCTACTGATGAGGAGATAGTCATTGACGCCGGCGAGTTGACGCCGCGCAACCGGAAGTTCGAAGAAGACCTCACATTCCGGATCGACAGATTCTTCCAGGGGCAGAGGAAGACCGTCGGCAAGCAGGTGATGTCGATCTACCGGAAGCAGCGGAAAGCGAAGAAGTCGATCACGCCCGAGATACTAAACTTTCCCGAGTACATCGGCCATGGGCTGGACGGGACGGACGAAACCGACGACGAAAAGATCAACCGGCACATGCGTGAGGCTGCCATTCTGCTCGCCGGGGTGTCTTGGGGTTGGACGCCACTCTCTGAAGAGGTCCGCGAGTATCTGAACGAGGCAATGCAGGAGGGAGCATACATCGGCGAGGGCCAGATGCCGGCTGCGGACCCCGCGGTTACGGTGTATGCCATCGAAGCCTCTGATCGGTATGCTTCAGCCCGCTCGGCCGAGATGGTCGGCATGAAGCGTGGCGCCGATGGGGAACTGGTAGACAATCCGGACGCACGCTGGGCCATCAGTGACACCACCCGCAAGGAGCTACAGAAAACCATAGCTCAGGCTCTCGACGAAGGCTGGACGCCGAATCAGCTGGAAGCGGTGATCAATGCGAGCTTTCCCTTCAGCGTTGAGCGGGCGAACCTCATCGCGCACACGGAACTTATGGCTGCGCAGTCGCTCGGTACGTACACCTTCTGGATAGCCGAAGCCAGCGTCCAGACCGTCGAGTGGGCCACGAGCGGCGAAGAGAACACATGCATCATCTGCCTCGGCTTCGAGGCGCAGGGCGAGGTTCCGCTTGGGCATGAGTTTGCGCCGGGCATACGACACCCCTTGGCGCATCCACGGTGCGACTGTAGTTTGAGGGCGAAGAAGAGGAGAGCATAAATGGCGGCAGGAGCAGCAGCAATAGCAGCAGCGGCAGCAGCTAACGCCGCAGCAGCAGCAGCGCGATCTTCGGATTCACATAACACAGCGGCTCATAGCCCGGCAGTACATATTTCAAAGGGTCAGTCTATTGAGTTGCACTACTTTGGTATCGCGCTCGTGACAGTTCTAATCTTGGTCGGTCTAGTGTTGTGGTTTCGTCGCATGTCGGAGGATTTTGGCCAATGACCAACCAGGACTTCCTCCTCCATATGCGTGCCGCCGCCGCCGCCAGGCATCCGTTCCCCGAGTACGCAGCCTGTGAAGCCGCCTACGAGACGAACTTCGGAGCATCACCGCAGTTTGTCAAAGGCCATTCCTGCTTCAACACTCTTCAGCGCGCCAAGCCGATGTACCGCACCATGAATGTCGTCTACTGGAAGACGATCAACGGAAAGAACGTGCAGCAGGTTTCACTCTACATGGCGTTCCCCGACGAGGAAACGAGCTTCGCGTTCCGCCTGACGATGCTGAACACCGGGGGAATGTACTACGAGGCGCTGCACGCCAAGACCGGCGCCGAGTTTGTGCGCACGGTTTCCGGACAGTGGAAGGCTTCGATGGCGCCCGCGGACGGAAAGACGATCTTCGAGTTCGCAGACGGCGCATTCGAGTTTGTGGCCCCGAGGTGGGCGATGAGTCCTGGACGGGCGGCTGCTGTGCTGGCCATCTACGAAGCGAACGAGGATGTCTTTGCGCCCGAGCCAGCACCTGCATCGCCTGCAGCTTCTCTGCCCGCCAGCAGTATCAGCATCGAATCCGAGGAGAGCGAATAGTGGACCAACGCGTAGTCACCGTCGACGCCGAAGGCAATATCCAGGGCGACACCAGCCACCTGGACCCAGCTATCCTCGCACAGTTGCAGACTCCGGAGGCTCAGGCGCGAATCCGCGAGATGTATCTCGAGCACCACGAGGGCGGTGGGCGTCCGCCGCGGGAGCGTAGTGGCCGGCGCGAGTCTCGCACCGCGGCGCGCATCACCGAAGGCCAGCGTGACCTTCGCAGCCTTCGTCCACCGACCATGTCGCGCAAGGAATGGCGACAGATTGCCAACAAGCAGAAGAGCGTATGGCGCAAGGCTGCCCGAAAGCAGCAAAGGAGCGCAGCATGAACGAGAATCCCACGATGCCCCAGCCCATCACCACCGCGACCGACAACAAGCCGAAGAACAGCGCCCAGGCTCCGCTCGCCAGCAACACGCGGGTGACTGGTGGCATCCCGAAGACGGGGAGCATCCCGACCAGCCCAACTCCGATTAGGCCTGTGGCGCGGCGGAAGTAAGGCAACACGATGGGCATTTTCCCAAAGCCGGAAGGCTTGCGTCTTATCGCTCCACCCATCGGCTGCTGTATCAATCACCCCACCATCTTCAGTGCACAGTGCGTCAGGTGCAACGCTGAAGGACACCTTGTCCAAACTTCCACCGAATACGAGAACGGCATCGCGATCGGCGGAACGCTGACAGTGCTCTGCGACGAGTGTGAGGCCAAACTTCCGGAGCGTGCATGAAAGCCACATGGACTCTCCCTGTGCATCGTCCGTCACAACGGATCGGACAAGTTCTTTCTGGCAGACGCCGAAGCAGATTATTCCCCTCATCAAAGAGCGTATGTAGTTAGGAGCCGCCCATGGCCACATCCCCCGTCCCGTCGCCGGGCACAATTCCTGCTGTCGTCGATGGCGCATTCCGCAAGTTCGCCCAGTTCCAGAAGGTCGAAGACTCCACGGACGGCCAGCCCACGGTTTGGGGGATAGCTACCCAGCAAGAGCCTGATCTCGACGGAGAAGTATGCGACTACGACAGCGCCAAGCAGGTGTACTCGGAGTGGAGCGCAGCGGCCGCAAAGCGGACGGCGAAGGCCGGCCAGAAACTCTCTCTCGGCAATATCCGCCTGCAGCACGGTCTCGACATCGGCGGCAAGGCGACGAAGCTCGACTTCGACGACAAGCACAAGCAGATATGGCTTGGCTCTGAGCCCATCAATGACCAGGTGCGCGGCGACCTGAAGGATGGCTTCTACACCGGCTATTCGCAGGGCGGATCATACGCATGGCGGAAGTGCATGGAATGCGGCGAGAATCTTCCGCTGCGTCAGGGATACAACCTGTGCACCGCGTGTGACACCACGGTGAAGGTTCTCTACGGGCTGAAGTCGCTGGCCGAGGTCAGCTACGTGGACTCTCCCTGTTCCGGTGAGGGGTTCGAACACGTAAAGGCGGATGGCAGCCGGGAGATCGTCAAGTTCGCCAAAAGGAGCGACGACAGTATGCAGCTTACCGAAAAGCAGATCGATGACATCGTGAACCGGGTCAACAAGGCCAAGGACAAGAAGACAAAGCGGGTTGCGGGCGAGGACCTGACCGCCGATTGCTTCGCCTACGTCGGCGACCCAGAGAAGACGGACACCTGGAAGCTGCCCATCAAGTTCTCCGATGACGAAAAGACCAAGCGCCACATCCGCAACGCGCTTGCCCGCTTCGACCAGACCAAGGGAATTCCAGAAGACAAGAAGGACGAGGTCAAGGCAAAGATCGTTGCCGCGGCGAAAAAGAATGGCATCGACGTGGAGGAGGAAGGCCAGAAGACCACACGCATCCTCACGGCTGCGAAGGCCGCCATCAAGACGATCGTCAAGGAGCGTCTCGCGGAGCTGGTAAAAGATTCTGCCGTCGAAAAGGGACTCTACGAGGTTGCGCGGTTCGCCGACTTCCTTGAGTCCCTGTCCTGGATGTACCTGAGCGCTGTCTATGAGCGCGACATGGAAGGGGACGAGTCCGAGGTTCCTGACGACATTGAAGAGATCCTGCACGATTCCATTGAGGTCTTCATCGCGATGGCCACAGAGGAAGCGACAGAGCTTGCCGCCCGAACGGTGGGCAAATCAACCGGAGGTAACATGACCCCTGAAGAGATGGACAATCTGAACAAGGCGGCAAAGAAGACGCATGCACATCACTTTGCCAAGATGGCCGCTCACCACGAGAAGATGGCCGACAACGAGACCAAGAAGGCCGAGCACCATGAGAAGATGGCCGACGCTGCCAAGGAACACATGGACAAGTGCAAGGCCTGCAAGGCCGATGTCGGGTCCGGTGAGCCGAGTTCCGCCATCCATTCCGTGCTGGAGAACCAGCAGGAGTTCAGCAAGGCTGTGAACGCCGAGCACTCCGGGATGGCTTCGGCCTCCCACAAGGCGGCGAAGGCGCATATGGCGATGGCCGACCACTGCCACAAGATGGCCGAGGACAGCGACAAGGACGAGCACGACAAGACGGTGAAGGCCATCAAGGACGCCGACGCTGCCGAGCCCGCGGCGGTGGTCAAGGTGGCCACCCAGAACGACGCCGATGTCGAGTTCGCTCGCAAGGCGCGGGAGAAGGCCGACGCCGAGCTCATGAACGATGCCGAGTTTATGAAGGAGGTCAAGGAGAAGCGCCGCAAGGCTCTGCTCGCAGGACTTTCCGACGTGAGCGATGACCTCGAAAAGGTCAAGAAGGAAAGCATCGTACCCGATGGCGTGAAGGCTGCGGACTTTTTCGCCAAGTCGGGACTGCGGGTCGTCGAACGCGAGCAGGAGAATTTCCAGCTTGCGGGAGCATCCGGGGCGGAGGCCGCCAGCACCGGCGGCGTCTAGCGCAAACTCTAACGATTTTCACCAGGGGCGGCGTGATGCCGCCCCTTTGATTTTCCCCAAATAAAGTTTACCTCCGCAGGAGAAAAAACCTATGTTCACCCGAGTTGGAAGTGCGGATGCCGCTGCTGGCGGCAACCTTTCGCAGCACAACAAGATGGCCACGATGCATGCGGCCTACGTCACGAAGTTCAAGCAGGCTGCTGCCAAGAGCAAGGACCTCGCCTGGCTTCCCGAAGCCTTCAACAAGTTCCGCCGCGACGTTTCTCAGGGTTCGGACTTCAATGAAGTTTTCAAGGACGCGCGCGCGACTCGCTCGGAACGGCACCGCGCCGCCAAGGCCCTGCTCGGCCAGATCGAGCACGGTATCCATGTTACCGGCGATCTGACCTTCCAAAAGGCTGGGGTCACCACCACGCTCGGATACAACTTCATCGACCTGCGCGGCCCTGCAGCTCTGCTGTATCCGGTCAACACCCCGTTCCGAGATTCCACTCCCCGCATGGGCAAGGTAAACGGCGGCGTCGGCACGATGGCGCAGTGGAAGGCGACCACGATTGTCGGCTCGCAGTATGCCGGCGTCCCGGAAGCACAGCGTGCGCAGGTTTCTGCTCCTAACGAGCAGGACTATGCGGCCAAGTACAAGGCCATCGGCGTTGAGCGCAACGTCTCGGTCGAGGCGGAATGGGCCGGCGAGGGCTTCACTGGCAACCTGGCGGACGAGCACCTGCGCGGCCTCCAGTCCTTGTGGCTGCAGGAGGAGGGCATCATGCTCCTCGGCAACGACGGATCTCAGGGCGTCAACGGCATCGGCTACAACGGCTTCCAGCTGGGTACGGCCCCGGCGCCGGTTGCGACCGAGATCACCACGAGCGGAACGCTTCCCGCCACGACGAAGATCACCGGCTACGTGGTCCTGCTCACCGGCATGGGTCTCCCCAACAATGCCCAGTATGGCTATCAGCCGACTCCCTCCGTTACCTCGGGGCTGACGCCGACGTTCACCGTCAACGCTCCTGGCACAGGGGCCTCTATCACCTACACCGGTGGTACTTCGGGTGTTTCGGTGGCTTCCAACAGCATCACAACCGCTGCAGCGAACCATTCCGTGCAGCTGCAGGTCCGTCCGGCTTCGGTCGTTGGCGCCGGCGGCTACCCCAACGGCACCTTCGGCTTCGCCTGGTTCGTCTCCTCCAACGCGTCGCCGACGACCGCGAATGCGTTCCTGACGGCCATCACCCGGGCCGGCAAGTATGTTGTGGCGGCAGCCCCTCCGTCGAGCGGCCAGACGGCGGCTGCGGCCGGCCTGAACGTCGACAATAGCGCTCAGGCAACCGACTTCACCGGGTTGCTGACCTATGCGGCCACGTCCGGCCGCTGGGTCGATCTCGAGGGCGCTCAGCTGACCTCTGCTCCCGGCGGCGTCTGCGTCGAGGTGGAGGCTGTCCTGGAGTACATGTTCAACACCTACCAGGCAGGGGTTGACGCGATCTGGGGCTCTCCGGACGCCATCACTTCGCTCAACGCCACCATCCTTCAGAACGGGAGCCAGTCGCCATCCGGCTACCAGGTCTACCTCACCAAGGATGACCAGAACAACATCATCGGCGGCCTGATCGTTTCTGGCTATCAGAGCCGGTACGCTGTGGCTTCCCCGACCGGAGCCAATGTCATTCCGCTGAAGATGCACCCGATGATTCCCCTGGGCACGCTCTTCTTCGACATCACCACCAACCCCTATCCCGAGTCACGCATCCCGTTCACGCGGGCGATTGATCTGATGCGCGACTACTACGGCTATGAGTGGCCGGCCATCAACCGCGCGTGGTCCTTCGGAACCTACGCGGACGAGGCACAGGCCCACTACACCCCGTGGTTGACGGCGGTCATCACCGGCATCGGCCAGACGAACTAGTCAAACCGGCCGTTCCCATGGCCGGCGAGTGGATGACCTCTCCAATCTCTCGCCGGCCCCAGGGCGGCAGCGGACTCCCGCGCCCCGCTGCCGCCCCACTTTTTATGCGCACGAAGAGGTGAAGAATAGATGATCTCTCCGAGTGCCCTTGACCTGACCACTCTTCCGAGTGTCCGCAGCTGGATTGGCGGACTGAACAACGGCAGCACGCAGGTGCCGACCGACAGCAACCTGCAGGCGTGCATCACCGCGTTTTCTATCGAGTTCCTGCGATTGACCGGCCGCGGCCCGATGAATTGGCAACTGGCTGGAGGTGAATCTCCCTTTGTACAGCCGATCGATTATGCCGAGCAGTACAGCGGCAATGGCAATCCGAAGCTGATGCTGCGCAACTTCCCCGTAAACAGCATCGCCTCTGTGCTAGTCGGGTCCATGTCGCTGACGGCCTCTACGGGAACAGGGCAGGCAGGGTACGCCGTTGGCGCTGACGGTCGCTCCGTGGTCATCCTGGCTGGCGGGGCGGCGTCGCCAGACACCTTCTTCGCCTATCCTATGGGCCAATATGGAAGCTGGCGTCGCGGCGGATTCCCTTACGGAAACCAGAACATCACGGTCAGCTACAACGCGGGGTTCTCACTGCGACAGGTACGGAATGAACTCCAGACAGTGCTGAAGGCGTGGCAAGCAAGCACTCTCTACCAGACCGGCGACGTGGTGGTCGGCGGCGGATTCATTCAGACGGCGACGAACTCGGGCACCTCTGGGGCGAATGCTCCTACATGGAACGCGAACTCAGCTCCGACCACAGATGATGATGGTGTCACATGGTCGACCGACTACATCCCGGCGACGGCGAACACGATTCTGGCCGGCTCTATCGTGGCGGGGTTCAACTGGCTTGCGGATGTAGGCGTGTCGTATTTCAGTGACGGAACAACGCTGACGCCCGTCCAGACATCACCGCAGCAGGGACAGTATTTCGTGCAGAACGGCCTGTATCTCTTCAACGCCGCCGACGCAGGCACGGAAATGCTGCTCAGCTACAACGCCTCCGGAACTCCAGCGGATATCGTGCTCGCCGCCAATCAATCCGTGGCATTGAACTATCGGCGGCGGGATTGGGTCGGAGTGCGATCCGTGGCCATGAAAGATGTTGGTTCGACCAGCTACACGACCTGGGCGATGGATGAATCGGTTCGCAACGTCATCGCGAACTATACGAGGCGGTCGATCTAATGAGCACCGCGCCTTTCGTTGTCGACCTGGATGTCGAAGAGGCTCAGGAGTACATCGACCATTCGCAGGATGCCGTCATCGCGACGCTCTTGGAGCGAATCGATGCGGTCAACCATGATACCTTTCTCGGCGTCCGGGCGAACTTGATTGGGCGCATGCTCATGGAGCGTTCGGGCGCGTTGCTCGGAACTTTGGTGGAGACTCCGGCGACAATCTCCGGGGACATTATCAACGCAAGGATTGACGCGGGCGGCGATGCCGCACCCTATGGTGTCTACAACGATAAGGGAGGCCTCGGCTTCTACACGATTGCGCCGGTCAATGCCAAAGCGCTCATGTTCGGCATGGACGGAAAATTTATCTTCGCGAAGATGGTGAATCACCCTCCTCTGCCGCAGCGACCATGGTTCAGCGAGCCCACGGATGAGGCGGTTCCCAAGATGAAAGAAGCTGTCGAAAGCGGCTTTGACGAGGTTCTGTAGATGGTCAGCTTCCCAAGTCTCGAACCAGCTGCTCAGGCTCTCTTCAAGATGGCAGAGAGCACCAACTCGCCGGCTAATCCCTACAAGGTCATGTCGCGGCGGTGGCGGCACTTCAAGGATGTCTCCCCCAACGACATGCCCGCCCTGTTTCAGTACCAGTTGCCGGGATTCACAGTTGAAAAGGGAGCGCGCAGCCTCCCTGTGTTTCGCTTCCGCTTCTACTGGATGGTCTACCTGCCCGTCAGCGCGGGCATGAACAGTCCAACATCGCCGGTGATTAACAACTACATGACGGCACTTATCAAGGCGCTTTTGCCAACTCCGACGATGCCGCGCAACACACTCGGCAATCTCGTCTACGACTGCTATATCGACGGTCAGGGCCTCATGGACGAAGGCCTGCTGCAGACACCAAGCCTGATCGGTCTGCCCATCACCATCCTCACCGGAGCATAGACGCCAGTCTCATCTGAAGTTCACCAAGCCGCCTGAGGGCGGCCTTTCTATTTTCCACGCACAGGAGAAACCACTATGTCCCAGCAGCTTGCAGGATTGCAGTTCGGTTCGGGCGTTGTCTTTGGCACGCCGAATGCCGGTAATCTCGCCACCGATCCGACGCCCTTGCCGGTGGGCGTCATCCAGGATGTCAAACTTACGCTCGGCGCCGACCTCAAGAGCCTGTTTGGGCAGCAGCAGTGGGCTGTCGACTCTGCCGTCGGCAAGCGGACGATCAAGGGAACCGTGAACTTCGCCCAACTGTCGAACATGCTGCTCAGCCAGCTGTTCTTCGCCGACAACGTCGCTACCGGCATCGTTGCAACGTCTCCCTACCCCGGTGAAGCGCACTCGATTCCAGGCACAAGCCCATATACGGTCACCATCGATCCGCCCAACAGCGGCGTGTTTGTATCCGACCAGGGCGTCATCTATGCTGCCACTGGCCAGCCACTTACGGCGATTCCAACGGGCACGCCCGCCGCCGGCCAGTACACCGTGAACGCGAGCACCGGGGTTTACACGTTCGCCGCCGCGGACGAGGGTAAGGGCATCCTCGTCAACTACACCTATACGCAGACAACTACCGGAACGAGCCTCGTCGTTTCTTCGCACACCATGGGGTGGGGACCGATTCTCGCAATGAACCTCGTCTTCCCGTACGACGGAATCGGCATAGGCGTGTATCTGCCCAACGTACGCCTCGGCAAGATCGACATGAGCTCGAAGCTGGACGACTATGCGATGTTCTCGTCTGACTTCGAGGCGTTCGCCGGCGCCGCGGGAACGCCTGCGACTTTCTACCAGGCTTTCTGATCAAACCATCCACGCGAAGTCGCCGTGATATTTTGCGGCGACTTCGCTTTCCTCTTACCTTTCACGCGGAGAAAGAACAATGACACGCCAAGTTACCATCAACGGTCAGGAATACACCGTCGCCACCATCACAGCCGGAGTAGCCAAGGGATTCAAGTTCCAAAACGAAGATGCCTATGTCTCGAATACATCCCTCATTGCCGCGTCGCTCAAAGCCGGCGGATGCCCAAACGCAGTCGAGCTCGCCGACTCTATCCCCATCTTTGATGACGGTAACAAGTTTTCCGAGGTCCTCGGCATCACGATGGAGGTGAATGGGCTGAAGCCGGAGGGGGAAGCTCAGGCGGGGACGGAGGCATCGACTGGGGATGGATCTACGGGCACCTAGCCGTCTCCTGCCACTACACCTATCCGCAGATCGACGAGATGCTCCTGACCGATGTCTGGAGCCTGCTGGAGCATCTCGCGATCAGCCCCCCTGCACATGTCCTTCTCCAGTACATCGCGCCGACGTTCGGTTATAAGGCCAAATCACTTCCCCAATCGTCGTCCGCTGGGCCGAAAAATCCGGTGTCGGCCGGAGAAGCGGCGAAGATCAACCGCGGCCAGTTTGACTTCGGAAATCCAATGGTGATGAAGTCTGGCTTTAGGCTGCTGAAGAAGACGCAGGTCCCATCATTCGTCCAGACCTCGGCCGACGATATTGTCCAACGCATGAAAGCGGGTTGACGCATGGCGAATGAACTCTCATTTATCACGCGCGTAGACCTGAGCGGCATCAAGTCTGGGATGGAGGCCGCGGCGACCGTAGTCCAGGCCGGTTCCGAGAAGATGGCCGTGGCCATGAGCCGCGCCAATCTGGAGCAGAAGGCGCTGAACCAGGCGCTCAAGGAACTTGGGCCACTGGCTGCGCAGGGCAACCAGCAAGCTGTTTCTGCGATTGCCGGGCATATCGAGTCACTGACGGCCGCAAAGCAGGCGGTAGCGTCTCTCAACGCCGCCGAAGCTGAGGAGAACGCCACGCTCCGAAGCGGTATCGGAGCCAGGCAGGCAGCCAGCGCCGAGCTGCGTGTCTTCCAGGGCGGAATCGAAGGGAGCACGAGGGCGGCGGGGGCTTTTCTCACCAATGTTGCCGGACTTGGTCCCCTGATTGAAGTGGCCTTCCCGGTATTTGGTGCCATTGCTCTCGGAGAGGTCCTCGTTGACGTCGGCAGCAAGCTGGTTTCCTTCATCGAAGATGCTGAGCGTCTAGGACAGGAAACAGGAACCAACTGGCTCACTGGAGCGATCGGCCAGTTTGATGGACTTGGGGCCGCGGTAAAGCAGGCAGATGCCGAAATCTCCAGCCTCGCCAAGGACATGGACGATGTGGCCAAGCGCGATCGGTCGGCGCAAATAGAGAACATCCGTCTGACACAAGGGGCTGCGGCAGCCTACCGAGCGCAAGCCAACGAAAAGATCAAGACGGAACAGGGAAACGCCGTCATTATTCAAGGGCTTATAGCCGAGAGGAGCATCCTGGAAAAGCGGGCGGCTGAGGATACCTCACCGAATCTTCTTGTCGCGAACGCCCCAACTACTGATGCCCTGAAGGCTGCGCAGACACTCAAGGGTGTCAAAGAGCAGATCGTAGACCTGCAAAGTACAAACAACACGCTGGAACGGGAGGCGCTGAACCTAACCTTGCAGGCCGATCAGGTAAAGGCTAAGTCTCCCCAAAAATCCCACAATCCCGCGCCGGATCTGATGCGCAATATCGAGCATTCGTTCGCCGAGCTGGGCAACATTGCTCCGGGAGAGGCCGCTACCTTCTGGTCGAAGTACATTCACGCATTCGACGCATACGGCGATGCCGCCATTTCAGAGGCCAACTCTGTATTGGAGAAGTACAACCGGGCCATTCAGGGAGCGCTCAAGCAGGATGCAGAGCCCGGCAAGTTGGGCAAGCAGTGGGCGGAGGAGCAGGAGAAGATTGCTCTCATCGGAGCCAACGGAGAAGCTGCCCGCGCCGGCCTCGACGCCGTCAACAAGGCCCTCAAGGAGCAGGGCGAGGATGTTCTGCGAACCGGTTCGCGCTGGGACACCTACTGGGTCGAGGTGGCCCGCGGAACCGAAACATCCTCGCAGGCACAGCAGGGCTTGGCTCAGGTGCAGATTGCCGTAGAGCTGGCCGAGGGCCATATCACGAGGCTCGCCGCTGCCGAACAACTCGCCGCCGCCGAGGCGCAGGCATACAAAGAGAGGCTCGCCGAGTTGCGCGAGGAGTTGGAGAAGCTACGCAAGGAAGGTGTGGGCCTCCACCCGGGCGATGCGGGATACGAGCAGAACGCCGCACGCCAGCAGAGCGTCCAGAATCAGATCACGCAGGTATCTGGGGCAGCGGGTACGTCAGCAGCAAAAAATCAAGGAAATATAGCACAAGAGATGGCAGCCCCATATCTTGCCGGTATGAACACAATCAATAGCGCCTGGCTGCGAACCCAAAATCAGCTGATACTTGGAACACGGAGGGTTTCGCAGGCTTTTGCGGAAATGGGCGTATCTCTCTTAGTGACAACCGCCGCCAACTTCGAAAAGCTGGCGGTCAAAGCTCTTTCCTCGGAAATTACGCAAATAGCAGCCCATCGCGTTGCCGAAGAAACAAAGACCACCGATACACGCGTCGCCAACGCACAGCGCGCACAAATCACAGGACAGACGAACCTCAAAGAGATAACTTCGCATGCTGCGGCTGCTGCAGCCGGAGCATACCATGCGATGTCCGCCATCCCGGTGGTTGGTCCGGTACTTGGCGCAGTGGCAGCCGGCGCCACCTTCGCCGCTGTTGAGGCGTTTAGCGCATTGGCTGCGTTCGAAACCGGCGGCATCATCCCGAACACCGGTGTGGCTCTCGTCCATCAAGGCGAGGCGGTTATCCCGGCGCCACTCACAAATTTTCTACTCGGAGCCGCATCGACGAGCAACACCAACAATAGTCGCAATTCGGTATCGCAGAGCAATAGCTTCTACGGGAGTAGCGACGCGGCGTTCCGCCGCCAACTGCGGCGCAACAGCAGCGACCTCGTATCGTCAGTGAGACGCGGCCTGAGAGATCAAGGCAAGACCTAGTTCTTGTGGTAGGTGGTTCCACAGGTACGAGCCATATCTTCCGGGTCTGGTAGGTCGAACTCAGCCACGTTC